AATCTAAGTAACCGGGAGCGGCGGCACCGTTGAACCTCACGGCCCAAGCTTGATTGGTACTTGATGAATTACGAAATTGGGAAAAAATGTATTGTTGGCCTGATATGGTCCCCGTGGACCTGATCCACGCTTCGGCCGTAAACTGCCCGGCGCCGAAGTCCCAATCCGGGTCATCGACATATTGTATGGCACCATTGCTCGCAGAATTACCCCACGCAGAACTGCCAAATTTCTGCTGCGCTGTCGTCAAGCTGGAGTTAAGCGTTGCATTCGGAACGTGAACGCGGCTCGAACTATCGGTAATCGTCGTCGAACCGTTGGCGCCCTCGCAATGTAGTAAGAGCACGACGCTGGCGAAGGATGGATCGGTGGCGGCTGCCGCGCCATACCAGAACGGGTTGATCAGCGCCGTCATCTAGTACCGATCAAGGTAACCTTGAGCCCCTTGGCTCCGGTGCCGGCCGCCGTGATGTCCACCGTGATTTCGGCATCGTCGGCGAGCGCGGTATCGGAGATCACCGCCGCGGTTGCCGCCGTCGTGCTGGTCTTCTCGGTTGCATCGATGGAGAGCGCCGTAGAGAGGATCGTCGTGCCGCTTTCCTTGATGTCCACCGTGACCAGCCCCGACGAGCTCGCCGTCGAGAGGCTCGAGCGCACCGCCGTCAATGTCATGGCAAACGGCATGCGGAAGGTCAGTTTCGCCGTTCCGGTCGTGAGGTTCGTCGTTTCGTCGGACACGGCGACCTGTATCGCCTGCTTTTTCAGATCGGCAATCGACGCGCCGCCATCAGCGATGAGCTTGCCGGTCGTGCCGCTGTAGGTCGCGACATTGCCGCTGACGGCGCTGCCCGGCCCGACGACATCGCCGCCGCCCGTGCCGTTGGCTGCCGCCGTGATGCGGCCTTTACCATCCACGGTGATGTTGGCGCGCGTGTAACTGCCGGCCGTGACCGCGGTATTGGCGAGCGTCGCGGCCTGGCTGCCGCTGCCCGGCCCCGCCGTCACATCGCCGGTAAGCTGGGTGATGCCGCCGCCGCCGCTGCTGGACGACCACGCCGGGTTGGCCCCCGCGCCGCCCGTCGCCAGCACTTGCCCCGCGGTGCCCGGCGCCAGCGCCACCCACGCCGTTGCGCTACGGTAGACGATCGAGCCCTGTGTCGTGCCCAGCGCATTGTCGAGCAGAAATGCTGGCGTCTGGTTGCGCCACAGGCTAGGCGCAGCGTCCCACATCAGGAGATCGTCGTCGGCCTGTGTGCCGAGCGCGACATCGACCTGATCGGCGATGCCGCTCGTCGTGCCGCTGCCGCCGATAAGCTGCCGGTAGACCGGCAAGCCGGTGCCGCCGGTATCGAGCGCGCCCCAATCGAAGGTGGCGGCGGATGTGTGCGGGATCATCACCGAGCCGAACCCATTGTCGGGCGCGATGAAAAAGTCGATCTCGTTATAGGCGACGCCCGGCCCCCAATCGCCGCGCCAGGTCGGCATCGGGTAGGTCATCACAATCGGCCCGAGCGTCGAGCCGTCAGAGAGCCCCATCGTGAATAGGCCGCCCTCGATGTTGATCGCGGTCGGCGTGATCGGCTCGACGGGATTATCTTCGATAAAGGTTACGCGGGTATCGACGTCGTAGAAATTGCCGTCCACCTCGGCCGGCGCGAGGTTGCTGCCCTTGCCGGTGCCCCAGGCGCCATCGGTGCGGTAGATCACGGGCATGCGCTATCCTGTCGGCGGGTCAAAGTGCGGCGCGTCCGGTTCATCCAATGGCCCGTCCGTGTCGGGGTCGAGCGGCACCCGCACAAGCTCCATGAACCCGGAACCCTCCGCGATGGTCTTCGCTAGGGTGAAGGCGCCGGCATGGCCGCGGTTTTCGAGGATCGTCTTTGGCGCGCCGGCCCGGTGGAAATAGAAGGCCGGCTTGGTCTGCCCCGGCACAATCTCGGGCAGCCCGACCAGCGGCAATTCGCCATTCGCCCCCAGGCTCTTCGGCCGCCCGGTTGTGGTATCCACAAACTTATCGACGCCGACGCCCGTGCGCCCAGGATCGAGCCAGAACTCGGCGACAGAGTAAGGCGTCGGGGCAGAAGCCCATTCGCCGAACGGCACCTGATCCCACCAGAAGAACACGGTGTTCTGATTGGCCCGCCGGTACTCCTGGCCCATCATGTCGGGCTGCTGGTGCCATGGCACATCGAACCCGAAAATACCGTCGCTCTCGGTGCCTACCGTGGTCCCCGGCAACGCCGCCGATGCCACGGTCTGGCCGTTGACCTTCAGCAGGAACGCGCCGGTCTGCGTGTTCCATTCACAATAGACGTGCCACCATTTGTTGAGCGCGCCGAACACAATGCCGTCGCTCACCATCGAGCCTTCAAAGTTGAAGTCGTAGATGGTGCTATCGACGCTGTAGACGCCGGGCTCGTTCACCATCGCCAGATCGAACCGCAGGCTCACCGGCCGCACGTCCACGGGGTCGCCCGGCGCGAAGTCCACGCTCATGTCGCCGCTGCCGTGCCCGGTCATGTCGAGCGGCGCGTGCCGCAGCCGGTAGGCCAGCAGGTTGCCGTCGATCAGCGTGATTTCGCGATAGGCCGCCAGGTCGACATTGTGCTTGAGCCACACGCTGAGCGTGCCGGTCGGGCTGTTAAGGGCCGCCGTCAGCCCGCCGGCATGGACGTAGGTGTCGGCTTTCCACTTGACCCCCAGCCCGCCGCCCCAGTGTACGTCGCGGATCGGCTCGGCCGGGTGCTCGGTATAGGGTTTGTCTACCGAGCCGTAGCCGATCATCCGGAAGGCGGGCCGTAGCCGGGACCAGATGGAGGCCCGTAGCCGGGACCGCCGGGAGGCCCGTAGCCGACGCCGGAAGGCGGCCCGTATTTGTATTCGACGACAACCTTGGTATCTGTCGCCGGGGCAGTAGACGCCGGCTTAAATGCTTTTTGCCGCGCCGGGTCGTAGGCCGCGATGCCGCCCGCATCGCTCGCCGCGGTGTTCGCACCGGCTGCCGGCTTCGGCTCCCGCCGGTTAAACGTTATCTCGTCGGCCCGGTCCACGTTGATGAATTGCGCCGGGTCGTCCGGGTTCTCGATTCGGACAGGATGCGACTTGCGGCCGGTCTCTGAGTCGCGAACATTGAAGTCTGTACTGCGTAGCGCGACCGGGCTTGGCATCTCCCCCACCGTGCCCCAGCAGATCGAGCCTGGCGGCGGCTCGCCCGTGTCGGCCGGCGCCGGCAGCCGGAACCAGGAATACGGGCTCTTCTCGGTGCTGGTCGGCTTGAGCGGTAGGTGCCTCGCGTACTGGTACGATAGCCCGGCCGAGCTTGCTGCCATCTAGGCCGCCCGCGCCACGCCGGGTGCCGGCGCTTCCAGATCGATCCAGCGCGGGATCGGCATCGGCTGCACCTCGGGCGTGTAGACCGTGTTAAAACTCTGCCCGGCGACCGGGACCAGCGTCACGCATAGTCGTGTCGGGTATTGCCGCAGCGCATCAATCGGGTCGCTGACGTTATCGACAACCTGGGTCTGCGTGTCCATGCCGCCCGATAAGGTCAGGCTGACAACCGCGCTCTCTGCGTCCAGCGTCAGCAGGTCCACGCCATCGTCGTCCACCGGGAAGGTGTCGAGCGCCTGGTACACGAGATCGCCGGTCGGCAGCGCGATCTCGGCGCCGAGCATCTGTTGGTAGCCGTCCATCACATAGCCGGCATCGACATAGCTGCCCGTGCCCGCCGCCGCCGATACGGTGCCGTCATGCCCGATAGCGCAGCCAATGGTGAGATCGGCCACGATCTCGCCCGTGCCCGCGGCCGAGAGCGTGTAACCGATGATCTTGCCGTGCGCCTCACCGCCGGGGAGCCGGTAGTCGACAATATGCGCGCTCTTGCGCAGCGTTGCCGCAATGCCGAGCGCCCACGGCACCCGGCACGACACCTCCACCGCCCGCGCCCGGCGCCGTAGCTCGGTGCGGGCCAGCAACATCAAATACTGCACCGACAGGTTGCCGCGGTCGGTGTTGAGGTACGATTTGCGGCGCACGTCGCCGATCGGCATCGGCCCGAAACTCGGATCGGTCACAGTATCGGCAGCGCTGATGCTGATCTTGCCGACGTTTTCATCGAGATCCGGCTCGGCTAGCAGTGGCTGGATGTCGCCATACACCGAGCACTTGATCGTCTCGGAGCGCTTGCGATCCGCAGCCCAATCGAACAACGTGAATTGCTGGATTGCGGACACCGGGAAGTCTACCGCGTAGTCGCCTTCCGCACCGTAGTAGTAATACGCGAGATTGGTGTTCGCCCGTTCGGGATCGTTTGGGTCTACGTTAACCTGGCGATACTCGACGTGGTAGTTGTACCGCTTGTAACTCTTGTTCGCCTCGAACGCTCCCGTCGCGGCGTTGACGGTCCACCCGCCGTCAATGCTGGTACCCGGCTTCGGCCAATCGCTCATCAGCCCGTCGCCGGTCAGGCTCGAAATGATCCCTGCCTTCGGGTGCGTGTAGATCGATTTCTGGATCAGGCAGATATCGTAAACCTGCCACGTCAAGTCGATGGTGCCGCGCCCGCCCTGCGTCCACGTCAGCGATCCCTCGATGTCCACCCGGCTCAGCGGCGGCTCGCTGTAGGATGCGGAGAAATCGCTGTAGAGGTGATCCGCCTCGCCGATGCTGACGATGCCGTCCTCGCCCTCAAGCTCGTCGCTGTGCGTCACCGCCAGCGTCGTGCGGTCGATGTGCCAGCGCGCGCCGTAGGCATTCAGCACCGTGTCGGGGTTCTCGGTGTCGCCGGTGATCCACACCGGGTCGTAGTACGGCAGCACCATCAGCGTCTCGGCATAGGCGAGCTTCACGGCATCGAAGCCGGGCGGCTTGGCGCTGAACAGCAGACGGACAACCTCGCCGTCGATGCTCTCGGGGAATGCCACCAGGCGCCCGCAGAACAGCGGGCGATAGGCGGAACCGTCGTGCCAGCTAAGCCAGCACCACTGATAGCGCGTCGCTGCGAGCAGCCCGTAAAACGGATTGATCACCTCGATTTGTAGCCCGGCAAAGTCGCCCTCACTCTGCGTCACCGACAGGCTGATGATCGCCTCGTCCTCGACGGCATGCACCGTCGAGTTGTAAGCAACCGGCGCCGGTATCCAGGCGAAATGAAATGGTCCCGGCACTTAGATTTCTTCGAGGTCGAGTTGCCAGCTCGTTGCCGCGCCCCACTCGTCGCGGCTGACGGTATAAGTAACAACCCGCATGGTTAGCTGCGCCCGGTAATAAGTCCAAACACCCGACACCCGCGACGAGCCGGAAACCACGGTTCGCCCCGGCGAGCCGCCCGCGGTCAGATACCCAAGCTCGGGCACGCAATCCACCGTCAGCACCATGCCCGGCCAGACGCCATCGAATGCAGGCATCTCCTGATCGGTGCAGGAGATCGTGCTCTTGTATTTGCGCATCTGCGTGGCGCTGAGATCGAGCAGCGCGCCGTTGACGGTGCGCGCCAGGTTGCCGCTCGCATCGATCGGGTCGAGCGTCTGCGTCAGCCCGCGCGCGCTCCAGTCTGTTATGCCCGGCCCGCTGATGACGAGCAGAGTATCCGCCATCAGTTGAAGGCGCCCGGCAGCCGGCCGGCGTTCAGCATGCCGGCGCGGCGCCCCTCGCGCACCAGCCCGGCGACGATGCCCGCGTCGCCGCGCAACGCGAAGCTGCTGCCGCTCGGGAAGTGCAGGTTGACGGTCGTGCCGTCGCTGGCCCGCGCCGTCACCATGCCGCCCGCCGCGAAGCGTGGCCGCACCAGCCCGCCGCCGGCATAGCCGAACGGGTTTTGCAGGCTGTTGAGCGCCGCCATGAAGCGCGGCCCCCAGTGCTCGACGGCGCGGGTTTTCATGACGAACTCGCCGTTGCTGAGCCGCGCCAGGATGCTGTCGCTGGTGCCGCTGCCCGGCCCGCGGATCATGCCGCCGGCGGCCTGCCCCGGAATCGGGAACTCGAAAACCCGAGGAGTGTCGGCGGGCGGCAGCGTGTCGGGGCCGGCACCGAGAAAGCGCATCAGCCACGCGGGCGGCTCCGGCCAGTTCCAATTCCCGGTCAGGATGTTTTTGAGATCCTGCACGACAGTGCCGAGCGTCTCGATCTCGCCCGAGATCAACTTCATTTGATTTTGAATTTCCGGCCCGAAGGCCTTCAGAAAACTGAAGCCGACGGCATCGACCGCATCGCCGACGTCCTTCATCGCCTTCTGATAGGCCATCGCCCGGTCTATCGCGTCTTGGTCGGGGAAGCGGCCTTGCTCCCGAAGCTCGTTCATCTTTTTTTGCAGGCCGCCGGCTTCGTCCGCCAGTTCTCTCAGCGCCGGCACCATCTCTCGCATGCCTTTGCCGAAAAGCTGCATAGAGGCGAGGTTTGCCTCATCGATCTTGCCGCGTTTACTCAGCCGCTCGAAGCCGTCGATGATCGCTTGCAGCGCGGCGTCGTTGCCCGCCGCATCGTCCTTGAAACGGCGCATGTCGACGCCGAGCGCGCGGAACGCATCGCTGGCGCTCTTGATTTCCTGCGGCGCCCGGCCCAGTACTTTTACGCCGAATAGATCCTGCGGCTGGGCTGCGGTATCAGTGCCGCGGAATACCGTCACCGCATCGCCAACGGACTGCCCGGCAGCCCTTGCCGCCTGGCGAACTTCGCCAAACGCTTGAGACAACTTGATCAGCGCCTTGTTGCCGGCGCCGGCTTCCTGCCCGGTGTCCTCCAGCGTTTCGTTCACCGCCTTGATGGCGCCCGGCGAAAATCCGGTGGATTGCGAAATCCGCCGCAGTTCCAGAATCTGGTCTTTGGTTTTGCCGATCAGGTCGATGGTGCCAAGCAGTGCGCTGCCGATGCCGGTGGCGAACCCCAGGCTCGATTTTGCGAGGCCAATAAACTCCTCATTGAGCGCGCGAGTGGCCTTGGTCGCGGCGGCCCATGCCGGCGAAGCAACCTCGCGATTGAGCGCGCGTAGTTGCGTCTGCAACCCTTTGGCGGACTTGCTGACGGCTTCATAATCTTTTGCGAGCCGGTCGAGATTGGTCCGGTCGCCGGTCTGCAACGCCTCGGCCCTGGCGGCCCGCATTTCGCGGCCGAGTTCTTGTAGCTTTCCCTTGAGCAACTCAAGGTCGGCCCGCGCCTTGCCGGTGTCGGCCGATATGCTGATGCTTAGGTTGTCAGGCATCGTCGCTCAGTTCTTTCATTGCCTCTTTGATAGCCTTGCCTTCGCCCTGCGCGCCCAACGTCGCGATGTGCAGTTGCTCGGCAAGCTCGCGGCGGCGGCGGTGCGACGCAATGGTGAGAAAGGCAGCGATCTGCGTCGGCGTGTAGTCCATCACGTCGCCGGGACTGTGGCCGCATGCGATGAGTTGCTCGGCTGCCGCCGCGTATTCGTAGCCGCTGCCTTGCCAGATGGGGCGTCGTCGGCGCCGAGCAGCCGGCCGAGCCTTTCCACGAAAGGGTTGACGCCACCCGGCATTGTCAATTCGCGGATGACGATCAAACACTCGAATACGTCTTCGAGCGACAGCGACAGCGAGATATTGCCGGCTGCTTCCGGCTGGCTGGCGGCTTCCGCGATGATCGTGCCGATGGCATCCGGCGCCGTCTCGATCAACACTTCAATATCGAGTACGGGCGCGCCGTCTACCCACAGCTTGCGAAGCTCGGGAAAGCGCAGCAGCAACTCCGCGATGTGCCGCAAGCCCAACCCGCGCAGCTTGAGTTGCCCCGCGCCGATCTCTACTGCGCGGGTCTGCGGGACAATATCGACCAGCGAAACCATCAGGGCGTCGTCGGCTCGCCCATCAGGGTAAGCATCAGGTTGGCGTGGGTGAACTCATCCATCACGATATTCAACGAAGCATTCTTTTCCGTGATAACTTCGAGGTCTTTCGCGCGAACCCCGTAGCGCGACGAGAAATGCGGCAGCGTGGTTATATTAGGCGTGAACTCGAACGTCGGCACATTGCCGATGTCGCGGTAAGTGCTCTCGGCTTCCAGTTGAATGCTCACGACGCCCTTGCCGATGTAGTACATATCCACCAGCGGGCTTACCGCGCCGCTATCGGGATGCGTCAGTGTGCCGAAGATGCCGGTGTCGTCTACCAATACTTCGCCGGTCACATGCAGTTCGCCCCATTCATTTTGAATGAGCCCAACCGCCGCCGCCGGGCGAAACATCACCTTGTTTAATTCCATGATGAGGTGCGGGCCGATGTCGTTGGCGCCCTCGAACTTTACCTTTCCGATGATTTCGGTCTGGGCAAAGATGTTGAACGTGCCGGGTGTGACTGACATTGCTTGCTCCTATAGAATCAATTCGTTGATAGCGGCGCGGATTGCCGCCCGCGCCCGCGGCAGTTGCGCCGATGCCGGGCCGTGCAGAAAGCGCATCGCCTTGATGTGCGGTTGCCGCCGCTGATAGGCGCTTACCGCCACGCCCGCGCGCCGGTAGGCCCGCACACTAACCGGGCCGGCGCGCCTCTTGCCGGGACCGCCATATTCGAGCGCGCCGGCAATGGCGCCGTAGTTCCGCCGCCCGTTGCGCAGCACCCGGACCCGCCCGCGCAGCCAGGTCGGGCCTTCGTCCACATAGGCGTGCGTCTGTGCCCGCAATGTCCCGGTGCGCACCGGCTCGGCGGCTTCGACCTTGCGCAGAAGCTCGTTGGTCAGTTGCGTGATGACATCGCGCAGCCGGGCGCGCAACTCCTGCGGGAGTTGGTCGAGCCGCGCGATAATCCGGCCGGTGTCGCTCTCATCGATGCGGAACTCGATGCCGCCGCTCACGCGGCGATGTCCTCCAGCCGGAAGGGATATTGAAATGTGAGGGTGATATCGATCCGGTGCTCTTTGGCTTCCGGGTCTGGCGGCAGCACGACGCAGCCGTCATAGCGCATCCGGCCATTGGTTCCGGTTGCGTCGCGCAAGGTGCTATCGCTCAGCACCGCGGCGACAATGGCGCTGCGGTATCGCGAGAGCAGCACGCCGGCATCCGCCGTGCCGCCGGCCCGCACATAGACGCTGACGGCCGGCGACAACTCCATCCGCTGCAATTCCGAATGCCGCACCGTGCCCGGCTGGTCGAGCATGGTCTCGATGCCGTCTTGGATAATCACCGCCGGCCGCGCATTGCCCGGCACATCGAGCGCGTTGCGCACGACCGCATTGATGCCGCTGGTCGCCGCGCACAGCGCCGCCAGGCGCGACAGGATCACTTCCCGCGTGTCAGCCACGGCAGAGCAAATTCACCCGGCACAGCGCGCCGCCGTAATACTTCGGCGCAACCTGCGTAATGTTAGACGGGTTGCCGTCGATCAGGATCACGTCGTCGCGGGCCGGCAGCCCGAAGGCGCCGAGCCCGGTCGGCGACACCACGACCTGAATCTCCTGCGCTTCGCCGGGCTCGAGCGATTGCGGCCCGAACGCCTTCACCGCGGCCGGGCACTCGATCTCTTCCGAGACCGTGGTGCCGCCGGTCGTCGGGTCGACCGCGACATGCTGCAACGTCACGCTCTGCCGGTAGCCGGCAATCGCCGCGTCGAGCCGGGCGATCAGCACTTGCGGCGTCATACCGTCCAGATTTTGTAAGGCACCAGCAGGTCGCGGGCGCCGCCCGGCATGCTGCCGGCGCTTGCCGAAGCGTCGGCGCCATATGCCTGCGTGATGAGGTCGGGGATTGTTTCCGAGCGCAGGCTCGGGTCGCGGCCGACTGCGCCCCACCGCGCGCCGAGCCATTCCAGCGCGGCGCTCTGCACATCCGCCGGAACCGTCTGAAACCCGGCCGTATAGTCCAGCACCACCAGCGCCGCGCCCCAGGCGCTCGGCAGCATGCTCGCGTCGAGCCGGTACACCGCGCCCTGCTCGGGGAACACCTCCAGCAGTGTCGGGTCGAGTGCCCCGCCGTCTTCCGCGACAGCCACCAGCGGCTCGCCGCCGTCGTCCACCACGATCGGATATTGCCGCACCACCAGCGGCTCGCCGTACCAACCGCAGGCATTGCGCAACTGGTCGCGGTAGGTCTGCACCGCAAAAATGCGGTCGCAGTAATTGTTGATCGCCACCGAGACGGAATCGATCTGCGCCGAGAGCGCAGCATCCTGGGAAGTATCTTCTGCCGGAATGCCGAGCGCGGCCTTTGCCTGATCCACGCTGACCAAAGCCAGGCTCTCGGCCGGCGTCACGACGCGGGTGATGCGGTAGCCCAAGCGGCTCATCGCAATTTCGCCAGCACCGGGTACAGGTCGCAAGTCAGCGCTGAGCCGTCGCCGAGCCGCAGCGTCAGCAGCCCCTCGCTGTCCACGTCGAGCGAGCTCGGCGCCGGTCCCGGCTGTCCCGGCCAACCGCGCTCGCCTTGCGGGCCAGCCGCCCCCGGCGGCCCGGCTTTGCCGCGCCGGGCCATGATCTGCCAGCCGTCGCCGGGACACGCGCCTGGCGCGTCGTGGAGCGCGACGAACGACGAGCCGTCGCACATCACCACGTCGAGCGCTTCATACGCACTGGCGGGCTTCCAGGCGCCCATGAAGGTGGGCGTGTGCCCATCGGTGCCGCGCCCGGCAAGGCACCGCCAATCCTCATGCGGCGGCTCCTCGGCGGTGTCGCGCGCGGCGCACCACGTCGCGCCGGCATGCGTCACCAGCGCGCCGTCGTAATGCACCCCGCGCTGCCACGGAGCAGGCGTTGCGAGCCGCCCTGGCGGCCCCTGGATGCCCGGTTCGCCTGGTGGGCCTGCGATACCCTCGCCGGGCTCTCCCCTCTCCCCACGCTCGCCCTGCGGCCCCGGCGGCCCGCTCAACGCCGCGACCTGCAACGCCGCCTCGGCACGCCATGCCCGCAGCGCCTCGATCTCCTGCCGCGCCTCGGCCAGCATCGCCGACATCTGCAACCGCAATTCCCGCTCCAGCGTGCCGACGACCGAGCCGAGCTCGGCCGCCAGCGGGTCACGCGGCAAGGTGGCGCTGTTCGTCATACGCAGCGCGGAACGCAGCGAGCTTGCTTGCGGTGTCGCCGCCATCGGCGCCCCCGGTATCGGGATTGGGTTGGTCGGCCGGCGCCGGCGCCGCCGCTGCCGGTTGCGGCGAGGGCGGCTGCATGTCGCTGCCATAGCTCAGCGGGACGACCTGTTGCTGCACTCGCGGTTCAGCCCCGTGCCCGCCCGGCACAGCCGGCAGATCCTCCTGCGCCCGCGCCTCGTCGGGGCTGTAGATGCCGCTGATGACGCCGCGTGCCAACCCCTCGATGCGCTCGCGGTAGGCCGAGCGGAGCAACGCGCGGGTGTCCAGTTCGAGGTATTCGTCAGGCACGCCGCGAAGCCGGAACAGCAGCCCGAACGCTTCCTCGATGTGGTTGAGCGTGAAGCCGAGCCCGGTCGCAACCCACTGCTGCATCAGAAGCTCGGTGCTGCCGAAGGTCGTGGTGCCGATGCCGAGGATTTGCAGCGGTATGCGCAGTGCCAGCGCAATCGCCTCGTCGCTCATCTTCAGCGTCTCGACCAGTTGCGCATCCACCGCGGTCGTCTGGATCGGCTGCGCCTTCAGCCCGTGCGTCGCGAACATCGTGTTGCCGGCATTCGCGCCCGACGAGCGCTCCATCCATTTATTGCGGATGGTTTCGATTTCTTCGGTCTTTAGCGGCAAGTCGGTTTGCAGAATAAACGATGGGCGCGACTGGTTCAGGTAGAACGCAATCTGCTGTTGCAAGGCGGCGTTGTTGACCGCGAGAGCAGGCGCCGCGGCCAGGATCGGGGTTTCGCCTTTCAGTTCATGGCGCGGTGTGTGCAACCGCACATGCAATACCTCGCGGGCCGGCACGCCTTGCGTCAGGTTGAGCCGCCGCTCGATCACTTCGTTGCCAGACAACGAATAGTAAATGCTGCCGTCTTCGGCGATGCCCGCGGCGCCGGTTCGCATCAGATGCAGTTCGGCGATCTCGGCCCGGTCGTTCCGCACCGCGACGGCATAGGCGTTGCCGTGCTCGTACAGCCGCCGCGTCAAGTTCAGCAGGAAATCGGAGATCGACTGATAATCGTTCGGCCGCCGCAGGATGCGCGACAGCGCCGAATTGGTGACGCGCTCCCTGCCGCCGTTGTCGAGCCGGCGCCAGTGGTCCCCGCTGCACATCGGCACGGTCTGCGCATAGGCCGAAATGCAGGCTTCCAGCATCGCTGAACGCGACGAATAGGGCTGCACGTTCGCGCCCGTCTGCCAGTAATTCCACGGCGAGCCGGCGGGAAGCCAGCCGTTGCTGAGCATGTAGGGGCCGGGTCGAAATGCCCCCTCCGGCGCTGCCGCCGGCCAGCCCAGCATGCGGGTGAGCCAGTTTGCCACTTAGTGCGCCCGCGCCATCGGGTTCGGCACCTGCTGCGCCTGCGCCGGGGCGGCCAGCAGCAGGGCGGCGAGGAGGGCGGCGCGGGTCACGGACATATGTTCACCACGCCCGCGTTGTTGCGCAGCGTGCCGGACG